GATTAGACATTGCTAATTGTAATTCAGTTTGTGCTAAACTTATTCTTTGTGATTGTGAAAATATATTAGGATCTGCAACTGGTATAATATCAATCTTATCATCAAAGTCAGTTTGTTTAATTGTTCTCTGTGCACCAACAACATCGTAAGGATATTCTGGCGGTAAGTATTGACTAAAGATAGTTGATAATAATTGAAACTCTTTTTTCATTGCAGCGTATAATCTTTTGTGTATCGCTGACATAACTCTTGATCCTCTTTCAAGAAGAGCAATAGTTGTACCAACTGCTGCATTTTGATTTGAATCTCCAACTTGCATATCTGCAATAGCTGCAAATCTTTGACCTGCATTTACTACGACACCCATTAATTGTAATAATGTTTGTGATGGTTCTTTAAACGGTAAAGGCATAAACGCATCTCTGATGTTACCACCAGGAGCATCAACATCTCTGAACTCACCAGGTTTTATAGATTCAGCTTCGTCTCTTAATCTAATACCTCTTTGTTTAAAACCTGCAGGCATATTTGAAAAAGTTCCTGCATCAATCAAAGATCTTAATGTAGCTGTAGCAGTTTTAGATAAACCACCAATCATATGAATTAAACCAAAACCATAAAAACCTAGTCCTGGTAAAAATTTAAAATGTACAAAGTGATCTATTTTTTTTCTTAATGGATCTTCTGCTTTGTAGTTTCTTCTAATAGATAAAATTTCTTTACTACCTTGATCTAGTGTTACAATGTATGGTAATTTAATTCCTGTTGCTTCACCTGTTTCAGGATCTTTATCTTCAAAACCTTCTAGGTCAAGATCAACATGATATTCTAAAATTGTAAAATCGTTTTCGTCTTTTGCTTTTCTAACACCTTCGATTTCTAATTCTTTCTTTTCAATTTCAGTTTCTTGTGTGTAACCAGGTTGTATTTCTATGTCTCTGTAAAAACCTGACACTTGTTTTTTTCTTAAATCATTTTCTGACATCTTTAATCTATGCACAACTGCTTCTGCATCTTCTAGAGATGTTGCTGTGTAAGGAACTATCAAATCGTCTGATGGCACGAATTTAGACACGGCTCTGTCTAGAAGTTCATCAAAGTAAACTTTCTTAAAGGCAGAGCCGCTAAGAGGGAGATAAAAAAGCATCTGATCGAACTCGGGTTCATACTCTTTCATCTTATTCATGAGCTGATAGTTCATGAAGTTTTTTACTCTACTAGCTTGGTCTTCTTTTTGTCTGTTAACTACACCCAAGATTTGAGTGTGTACCGGACCTCTAGCTGGAAGTAATTCTTTGTATGCTTGTGCTTGAAACTGTGTGACCGCTTCTCCTAATACTGGGTGTGTTACACCTGATGCACCAGAAAAAGGTTGTGATCTGTCTTCGTATTTAAATCCTAAAAGGTCTAGACCTTTTGTATAACTATCTTCCCATTCTTTTCTGGAAGATTTGTAGTTCATGTAGTTTCCATATAATTCAGAACCTAATGAACCTAAAATATCTTCTGGTAATAAATCTGCTAAATTGTCAAAGTGAGATTCAGTTCCTTCTTGATTAACTTTGTTTGGTTCAAAGTTTATATCAACAGAACCATCTTCATTTTCTTGAACTTCTACACCTTCACCCCCTTGGGATTCGGCAACTTGCTCTTCTGCTAATTCTACTTCTTCCGCGCTAGGCGTTGTTACTTTTTGCTCTACTACGTTTGGTAGCGCTTTGTCCATTATTGACATTTGTTTTTTTCTCCGAGTTCGTTACCACTATAATCTTTTTTCCAGGTACATTCAACCCCTGTGGATTAGGTCCGCTTTTTGGTGGTGGTCCACCGCCTGGAATTAATTTTACCATTAGTCGTCCAATAAGTTATAACCTTGTATACCAAGAGAAAGTGCAAGTCCACCAATACCTGCTCTAGATAAACCTCGTAAAGCTGCCTTACCTAAACCTAAGCTAGCTGCTTTTCTAAATAAAGGGTTCATTCCTCTTGTTAACTTTGGTGTTTGTTCTGCAAATATTGGAGCAACATAGTTTAATGGATCTGTTGCAATATCTGTTATTGAGTCTCCTTCTGAAATTTGACTTGCAATATCGGCTGCTGCAAATGGAGCTAGTAATCCTGGTGATGCTGCAACACCAAGTCCTCTACCTAAAACTCTTCCTGCAGTTCTAGTCAAACCTTTTTTCTCAACACCAAGTCCTCTTGATCTACTTGCTTTGATTGTTGACGGTGCTGCTAATGCTGCTGAGCCTGCAATCGTTGCACCCATAGCTGGTAATTGATAATCTAAAATATCTGGTCTATCAAAGTCCGTTGTAATAGGTTTTGTTGCCATATCAACTAACATACTTTTCTGTTGATCCTCATTTGATAAATAAGTTGTTGGATCATCGTTTCTAAATTCTTTTACAAGTGCTGCTCCAACTGCTCCTGCTGCACCAGCGATACCAAATCTTCTAATACCTGGATTTTTTAAAAATCCTAATGCTGCGTTTTTAACTTTTGCAAGTGGTCCACTTTGTGCATCTAAGTTTTGTAATTTTTCTGCAGATCCAACGGGATCTTTTCTAAGTGCTTCAGCACAAGATGTGGCGATACCTCCTGTGGCCTTGCTTAAAATAGCAGCACATGCCTCTGATTTTTTAGAAGAGTTTTCAACCGCTTTAAATAACATTGATAAAGGTTTTGATTTAGTCTCAACTGCAACACCTTTTGTTTTAGCTATATCTAAAATATTTTTTTGACTCTCAGGACTATACTCATCAAAATAACTTACAAATTTTCTAGGATCTATATTTTCTCCAGTTCTAATTAAAGGAGTGTCTATATTATATTTTTTTGCAAATAATTCAGCTTTTTGATTATATGAATCAATTTCAGAAAAGTTTCCTTCTAGAGCTTTTCTAAATACTCTACTAAACGCAGGATCATTTCTTCTACCTTTTTCTCTATTAGCCACCTTATCAATTAATTGAGTTGCTTCCGTATAACCAGGTGCGTTTTTAAATGTAGCAGATAAACCAACTGTCTCATCAATCTCTTTTCCAAGTCCTCTAGTAGCATAATAAACTCTTTGTCTCATTTTTTCTGTTGTTCTTTCTGGTAAATTTCTTATTGAATCCGCAATTGCAAACTGCAATGCTCTTTTTGTTCCAGGCTCAAAACCAAAATCAGTGATTCTAGACTCAATGCTTTCTATAATTTCTCCTAATTTATCTGGTGAAATTTTTTTAAAACCAGGTATTAAAGGAGTTTTGGATGTAGCACTACCTACTGTATTTAAAAATTTAACAACACCTCTAGCAGCCTCTCCGTTCATATCTATCTTTTCTAACGCGCTTGCATTTTTATATTTCTTAGTTCCAAACATAGCTTCTGCTATTTCTTCTGTTGTTGAATCTGGATCAGAAACAAGTTGATCTCTAACTGCTAAAACTATTGGTGATCTATTCTCAAGTCTTGTTTTAATCATTCCTGAAAAAACTTCTTCTTTAGCAACATCTTTTATTTTGTTTTTATATTTTGGGTCTTTTTTTAATTTAGGAACTGCACTTTTAATACCGCTAGTAAAATCTTCAAAAGTTTTTGGTCTTTTTCCAGTTAGTTTTTCTTGTATGTCTTTTCTGTCTAAAGGTATGTTACTTTCATCTAAAATTTTTCTTATCTTAGCCGTTACTGTATTTTCTCCACGTGGAAGATTTAACATTGATGCTCCAGTAACACTATCTACAGCATCAAAAGCTGCTTTTTTACTAATTCCTTTTTTTGGTTTATACCACTCTCGAGACCTAAATTTTTTAATATCAAAATTTTCTTCTATGGCTTTCCATCCCCTGGTCTTATCTTGTTTTGCCCTTTCTATAGTTGTATCTTTTACTCCTACGGCTTTAGCAATATCTTGTCTTGTAAACCATCCTTTAGTTTCAGCTTCTATCTTTTTATTAAATTGTTTTGCTTCTTTAATAGCTTTTTCTTTTTGATCACTTTTAAAATATCTATCAATATTAAAACCTTGTATTTTAGCAAACAATCTAAAACCACCACCTGGCGTTTTATATAAAAAAGGATATTCTGTTTTAAGTTCTTTTAATAGAAGAGCCATTACACCTCCAGGATGCCGGCAAGACCACCGTTTCTAAATCCAATTCCTACATCTAAGCCGAGTTGTCTTTGCATCTCCATAACCTCATCTGGAAATGCATCTGGATTTCTTAATACTTTGTGTAGCTGTTGAAAGTACATAGTCTTTTCTTTACCAACTAAACTTTTGTCGGATCCTAAACTTGCAAACAATCTTGATATATCTTTACCTTCGATACCGTATTTTTTTAATGCTTGATAACCCATCTTACCACCACGAACTAACATACCAGCCATATATGGTACACGTCCGCCATCTGCAAATTCAAAATCATCTACCAGCTCAGGATCAAACGATCTACTAGTTACTGAGTTACCTCTTGCGTCTTTTATTTTAACTAAATTTTTAGCAAACGATTCTATCTGATCTCTGCCTTCTAGTTTTGCAACAGATCCTGCAACCTTTGGTCCGAAATACTTTTGTACTATTAGTAATGGATCACCAAATATTCCGCCACCACCTTCTGTCATAAATTTAAAATCTGATGGTTCCATAACACTGGATAAAGTTGTACCACCCGGGAAACTTGGATCTTCCATATCTTTAATTGTATTTAAAAAATCTCTAGCGTTACCACGAGCTACTGGTTGAGCATTTTTTGTAACTCCTGCCATTTCATAAATATTATTTACAATGTCATCACCAACCTTACCTAAGTTTTGTACAGACTTAATTGATTCTAATCCTGCACCACTTATTGGAGCTGCAATATCTTCTGGTCCGCCACGTGAACCTGGAGGTGGTAAATCATCTACGGTATCGAAATACCCTTTACCAAATTTTCTATCTACAAGATCTTGAACTATATCTTCTTTGCTTTTAGTAAAGTTCTCAACCTCATCAATAGGTCTTACCTTATCTCTTAATGAAGCAAGTCCACCAGGTGTTAAGTCCCTGGTCCCTGTTGCCATGTCCGTGATGTTTGCGACTTGTTTAGGATTATAAAACTCATCCATCTTAGACATGTTAGAAATTAATTGATTCGCTTGCATGTCGTTTAACTTACCTGAAGTTAAATAACCCATCGCCGAATCTAATTCTGAAATTGCTTTTGATTGTGGTAGTACTCCTAATGCTTCAGGGTTGATGTCCATATCGACCATCATTTCTGAAGACTTACCCTTTCCTAAAAAGTTGACATTGGATCGGGTACCGAGGACCTTGGAAACATTTCCTCCTAACCCTTTATAAAGTTTTAATGCTATATCAATTAATGTTTTACTAGCCATAATATTCTACACGTCTTCTCTCGACTGGTTCATCCTCTTTGTCCTCTGGGTGTCGGATCAAACCACCTTGTCTAATTCTCATTAACGCTTGTGTCATAGAGTCGACATAGTCATCGTGATCTCCATGCGGAAACGAAGCGCATTCTTCAATTACTTCCTGTGCAAAATGTTCATGCAAAGGGGCCCAGACTTTTCCACTCTCAAAAAGCGGAGAAACTGAGTTTACTCTGACATGTTTATCATTTCCTCGGCTCGGTGTAAAGTTAACAACTGGTATTCCTATCTTTCTTAATTCTGACGTTAGAGGTATCCCTGATGCCTTGGCCTCGACTAAAACCATGTCAGGCCTCCACCATTGATACTCTTCATTAGCAACTCTTCGAAGTTCAGGGAACTCGTACCTGTCTTTAAATGCAGATAATAGTATTATATTGTCTCCACCATCCTCGGTTTCAAAGACTCCCCACGTAGTTATAGCACTAAAGTCAGCAGATTCTTTTTTCAAGAAAGCTGTATCATAAGATTGTATTGTGTATTTTATTTGTGGTGGATCTTTTTTAGTCCAGTCTTGCCACCAATCTCTTTTAATTATTGCACCTTCTTCAGCTGTTGGCTGCTGCATATATTGAGCATTCCAATTAGATACAGGTATAGATGCTTTAGTTTTTTCTAATTCTTTTATTTCCCAATACTCTGGCCATACAGGTTTACCGCTTGGTAGTATGGCAGGTAGTTCTACAACTTCCCATTGATCAGAGTCATCCTCTCCCTGAGCCTTGATTAATTGTCCAGTCAAATCTTTTACAGACCAACGTGTCATTACACAAACTATTCTACCACCAGGTTGTAAACGTTGTCTAGGTCCTGACGTGTACCAGTTCCAGGCTTTGTCAAAAGACTTACTATCTTTTTTAATATCTTGTTCTTTGTGTGGATCGTCAATGATTAGTAGATCAGCACCACGACCTGTAATCGCTCCACCAACACCGGCTGCAAAGTATTCACCACCTTGTTCGGTTTTCCATTTCCCTGCTGCCTGACTATCTTCCATAAGTCTTGTGTCAAACACTTGTTGATATTCAAAATCATCTACAAGGTTTTTAGTCTTACGTCCAAAGTCTACGGCTAGATCTGCTGTGTGTGTTGCTTGAATTATTTTTAATTTTGGATTTCTACCAATCATCCATGCCGGGAGTAAGTATGAGGCAAACTCCGACTTAGTATGTCTAGGCGGCATGTTAATGATCAGACGTTTAATTTTCCCCTTAGCGAGGTCATTAAATTTTTTATTAATAATTTTGTGATGTGAGCCTTCGATAAACTCTGGCCAAACATATTTTACAAAACTTAAAAAATCATCTTGTATAATAGGTTTAGCATCTTGTAAACGGGAAACTTGTTCGTTCTCAATATATTCTAGATATTGTTCTCTTGTTAAGTTTTCCTGTAGGTCTTTCTCAGAAATTTTTTGTAAAATTTTTTCAGTACTCATAATATAAAAGCGTTTCTAAAACGATGTCTTTAACTATCTAAATCTTACATATATGTATGACCTTGGGACCCCTTTGTCAACATTGGGGTGGGCCCTCCCTAGTTTTCAAGCGAAAAATCAAGATGTAGTGGTACCTCTATCAAGATACACTATGCATAAACGACATATGTTGTTCTTGCATACCCTTATGGGATTTTAAGGGATTGGGGATTAGCCTCACCCCCAAACCCTAGTAGGAATTAGAATTTAAAAAGGTAGTTCATCTTGAACCAAGTCTTTCCAATTTTTTTCTTCCTCATTCTTCACTTCATCTTTGAGTATCAATGGCTCTTGAACCTCGCTGAATGAAACTTCTTGCAAGTGATAAGAATATCGTTCTCTATCCTCAACCAATGTATCAAGTGCTAACAACTTTCTTACTGCCGTTGTTAGATCATACATTTTGCTTTTATGTATTGAGTAAGTAAAGCTATCTAAAAACTTTTCTTTCTCAACAATAAAAAACTTTTTATCTTTTATTTCTTTACTCATATTATAACCTCACTTTCCAAGAGTCAGACGCAGTTCTATATCCATCTGCGTCAACATCAAAATAAGTCATTAACATACGACCACCTTTTGATATCCAATATCTGCATTTATCTGTCCACAAAGCATTTCTTGTAATATGCTTTTTATCACTCGCAGAATAATAAGTGATTTGGAATGGTTTATCTTTTATCATTTGTCCTACTTTCTATAACTTAATTGTTATGGGATTAATGTATATTAATCCCATAATTAATCAACAACTTAATTCAAGTTATCAGAATTAGTTTGTTGTTGTTGCATATATGCAACACGTTCAGCAATCTTTTGCTCTCTAGTTTTTTCAGTATTTTTCATACCTTTTATTCTTTCAGCTAGATTTTTCGGATTGTAAATAACTAGACCAGTAGAGTTAGTTCTAATTATTTCTGCGTCAGTAATTGAAAGACCAAGTTCAGTAGATAATTCAATCGCCTCATCTAGCCATTTATAACCTTTTAATCCTAACTTGATTTCTTTCATTTGTTTTAAGACACTTTCAATCCATTTAGTATGTGCCATAACAAATGCTGATTTTTGTTGTTTCCAAGAAATTAAAAAATCAAACTCGGATTTATCACACGCAATAGAACGATCTCTACAATAATCTCTACCAATTAAATCTAATTGATATTTTTCGTTCCAATCTTTGCCATACTTGGTTTCATTATTTCTTCCACCAGATAAGCCAAGATATCTTTCGTTGTTCTCAACAAACTTTCTTTTGTGTGGGTTGTCGTCTTTGTCGGCTTGTTCAATTAAGATATCTGCGTTGCAATCTTCTTGTGCATTTATCTCATCTCTAAATAAAGCAAACCCATAACTTTGATCTCTATTAGAAGAATAATTGTTGTCGGTATCAATATCGCCATTTAATCTAAAATCAAAATGTTTTTCTATTGGTACATTTTCCTCTATTTCAATCTCGCCATTATAGTTTTGTTTTTCTTTAGTACCCAAATAATGAAAATGGAAACAACTATCTTTTGCAATCGTTGAAACATTTTCAAACTTGTTTTGTAAGTAGTAAGCTTTTTCAACATCATCTTCGG